GGTTATTTAGCCAATCTCAGAGAGAAGAACTCGTTTGAGCATGATCTCAATCTTACTGGTGAAGATAGTCCAAGTCGAAAACTTTGCTATCCTAAAACTGGAGTTAAAAATAGTGTTGAACCAGATTTGAACAATCCACGTATCAATAAACTTAAAGGAGCACAGAACACGAATGCTATACCCCCAGAAATAATGACATATGCTCGCGGTTTTATTGGTCTTCTAGAAGATATAGTACTGGCCTGTATCTCATCAAGTATAGGTTTTAGTGGTATCAAAGGCGGTTCAGCTGATAGATCACTGAAGCACATTCACATGTATCTCAAGGATAATGTCACAGTTTGCACTTCTGACATGACATGTTACGATATGTCACATGGTCCAGTCTCTTATATAATATTTTGTAGATTTATCTCATTATGTTGCAAGCAGTTAGCTATAGATGATCTAGGTGGACAATCTCTTAATTACTTGAGGATATTCGGAGAACAATGGAGTAGTTTGTCACCGGACCTCGCTATGAAACTCTCCATACACTTTGGTTTGTCTTCTGGAGATGCACATACCTTGTTCTTCAACACCGTTGTAACTATCGGCATGGTTTACTTGGGTTGGGGTGACGCTACTTTTATAGCAGCACAAGGCGATGATTTCATTTCTGTACATGCCAATGCTGTAGCTACACGTCATGACATTTTAAAACTGTGTGGGATGGTTACTAAGGACAACATCAAAACACACTCGCTCAACAATGTTTATGAATTTTGCCATTACCTCATAACTGATAAGGGATATGCACCTAATGTTACTCGTTATGTGACTAGGTTTATCGGAAAATTACATCCTGTTGATTGTTCTGATGATGATATCATGAGTTTCATTGTTGGTTGGAGAGCGTTTTGGACATGTTATCTCAGTGACGAACTTCATGATATCCTTTTCCATACTAACACTTTGCACCTACATTCTTTAGGAGTGTATGAACCAGTCAGCTTCGTGTTAAGCATGTTCGACTTTGTTAAACGTAGCGTAGTAATGAAAGTGTCAAGATATCGTAAACTCCTCAAGAAGGTGAATGTGTACATGCCTTAGGCGTGTCCTTCAACGTCTCTCATGCTCACCTTTAACGCTGGATGATACATCCAGGCATCCCTTGTGCTACAAGGACTTGAGAAGCCTTAAATTTTGAACATTATGCAATGCAACCATCTAAATCAAATGAAACGAAACGCGCCAGAAAACCAAAACCATCCCAATGGTCATCAGACCCAAAGTTTGATGAGCAAAGGGACAGAGTTCTCTCCGCTAGAAACGAACAGAATGAGTCCCCAAAACGATTTTACTCTTTCACAAATGCAGAAGGAAAGAATAATGTATCAGGACTTACCAGAGAACAAGCTAGAGAACTTCGAAGAATTATCATGCGAGCTGCAACAAATCCCACTGAGTCAGCAATTCAATCAGCCCGAGCTGGTTCTTTCACAGCAAGCTCTTATCTTTTCTCGACGAAGAACCTCAATGTCACCAAATCCCCGTTCGAAGTACCATTGGACATAGAAATGTCATCGACTTACACTGTGGCCAACAACTATACGCAGGTGTTACTCACCACGGATCCATCGCTTCCACAATACGGTATCAAAGTATATGGGTGGAACAATGCCTGGTTTTTGGAGAAGATTGTTTATCCCTCCTTACAACCAGAAGAGTATGGTAACACTATGTCGAGCAACCTTGCCAGACTTAAAGTAGTAAGCGACACTATAAGTTCTACCAATTCTACTTTGAGTGGTACTGTCAGAGCTATGGTTTTCCACTCAATTAATCCTGTTACAGTTAGCCCTGACGTCATGTACACACAATCTACTTCAGAGCAACGAACTGATCTCATCAAATTGCAAACTGGTGCTATGGCTTGTGTGCCTTACGTTATGCAACAGGATTTGCCTCTTTCCATAGGAATAGATCCTACTAATGAAAATCTTATCAATTTGTGCACTTCTAGAAATCGAGAAGCCTTTGCATACACAGGAACTTACACTGTTGACACTGGTGTTAGATCTATAATTGGTTATGGTAGTAACAGTTATATGTACTTCGTCGTGAGAGTTAGTGGGTATCCAAAAGAAATCTTAGCCACGTTGCCTAATCCAACTCTCACATTTTACGTATACACTCGTCAAGTCGGTATGCCCACTGTCACTACATATCACACTGCTCCTCTCATTTACAACTCTTCGGTACAACCAGCTGCTAGTAGTTTTAGTACCTCATACTCTTACAGTCTCATAGTTCCATCTAACTCAGTTTACGAAGGTTACAAAGTTTATGGTGGTTGTGCCACAATGTACAATTTTTCTGTTGAAGTTGATGTGTACACCCAAACTAGTACAGAAGTTTCAAAGCCATGGCCAGTGCTACTAGTACAAGGTGTGAGCAACGGAATGCAGCTCAGCATCGAAGGGTACGCAAATGTTAGTGTATTACCTGACGAGCAGATTCCTTTTAATGGTTCAATGAGGAATTCAGTTGACTCACAAGAAGCGAGTACAACCGTGAGAGATTACCTGAGAGCAGGTGGTAGTTTTGTTAAAGCAGGTGAGTCTGACGAAATTCCTCATGCTTATAGTTTTAGGAATTTCACTTCTGACATTACTACGGCTATTAGAGGAGGGAGGCAAATTGCTAGAGAACTCAAACCAGTTATTCAAGAACTCAAACCATACATCAGTCAAATACGTAAGTAATTCTTTTCCTGTTGTCCTTGGCAATGAAACTATGAAGGTTACTTTGTGTCAGCACGCTGGCTCTGGTTTCTCTCATTCTTTTCTCGATATCCCTGCCTTCCCTGTTCAACATTACTATACGCTCGAGCCTCCTATCTCCATTCAAGGTCTCTCTTATACTGGAGCTCTTGCTTTTTCCGAACTTGGCATCGAACTTCCCTTCACTGTTAGCGCAGAATTCAACGGCCACGACTTCCTACCAATAGCACTCTCACATATCAAGTTGAAGAATAAGAACACTATTGCATTGTCTCCAGAAGGTGTGGTTTACTCAAAATAAGCGGTTACGGGCCCCTCCCGTACCTTTCATGCTTAAGGTCTAAGCATGCCCAGGACTTAAGATTAATCGATACGTCCAGTCCATCTAGGTGCTATATAGGTGGCAACATCCGTGTGTTGATGTCTAACACACCGTACCCGACTTGGTTCGTCAATCTCGAAAGAGTAGTGGTTTTTCTAGATTTTCCACGTAATATAGTAATCTAACTCACAAATTAGGAAATGTGGTCTCTTTCACTACACTGTACTTCTTTGTGTTTACGGTACCGGC